GGTATGCCACCAATGGGTGGCGGCGGCGGCCCACCTATGATGTGAGGCTGGTGTCTGTGTGTATGAAGAAGGGCCTTACGAATTCTATCTGAGAGCGAAGGATAATTTCACCAAGAGTGGTGACGTCGAAGACGCTGCTGAGTTGTACCTTTCCCTCTTCAATTTGCAAAATCACGATATTGTCTTACATACTGAGCCTATCATAACAAAGGCACGCCTTCTCTTGAAGGATGCTGGTGTCGAGGACACCATGACTTATACTGGCGATGGTCCTAGCAAGAGGTCTACCGGGCATGTAGAGCAGATATTGAACCGGGAGAAAAAACTAGAGCGGATGAAAAGAGCCAGAGTCAATACTGCCAAGGAGGGTCGTAGTTATCGTAAGCAAGGCTTCTTGGGTAAAACATGGAGAACTCTCCTACCATTCTTCAAATACGAGCACAAGGGGAATAAAGGGGATGGTAAATTACGCGAGCGTCTAGAGAAGGACCTCTTCACTGACCCCAGTGAGGGTATCCGAGTCACTGATGACCCTACAGAGGAGAGTGTCCACAATAACATCCCTGATAGTTTGATTGATGCTCTCTACAGTGCTAGACCTGAGAGCACTTCGAGAAACCTCAGTACCATGGACGCTAACGAATTGAGGCATAATGAGATGGTCATCGACCATCCAGTCGAGCGGATTCCCCTATATCGGGATGATACTTTCGCTAAGGTCATGCGTGAGTTGTACAAAGAGGGTGGGTCTGTCGATAGCCTCGATAGGGAAATGAAGCGATGGGAGCGTGGTCACAGCAAGCATTCACACAGTAAGACGTTCGGTGAGTACGGGGAGAACTCAGTGGGTCTGGGGGATGTCTTCCAACATGGTCTGGATTTATGGAGGGCTGAAATGAAGGAGAGAGGTTTGGAGGGGGACAGGGATGATTTCGTAGAGCATCTCATATTACGTCATGAGGGTATCCCTGAAGAGAGGATATACGATGAGTGCTACGATGGAGATGGATGGGATAAGGATAAGGCCGAGCAGTTGCTTTCCGTACCATGGGATGGCCAGTCTCCTCGGTTGGGATTAGTGCCTAAATTGCTAGGGTTGGAAGCCCTTCCTCCAGAAGATGCGAAGCAAGTACTGAGGTGGTGGGTATCAGGCGAGAATCGAGACCCTGGTAGGAACCCCGACACTAGCATGGACAGTTCCTTCCTCGCAGGGCAGTTACACTCGAAAGGCCTATTGCATCGCCTGTGGGAACAACGGAAGCATGCTATGGTCACAGCACCTCTAACCCGACCGTCTTCCCAACATGAACAGCAATTCCCCCCAGAGTACTGGGGTGACATAGAAGACTCGGACCTCGACCAGATGGTTTGGATGGATTCCATCATGACTAATAGGACCCCACAGCAGACGGTGGTCACTGAGAGTAAAAGGCGAGAGAGCAAGGGGAAGAGTGGGTACACACGAGACCCCAGTTCCGGCCCTATGCTGTTCCAGATGATGGCTAACGCTAAAGGCATCTTACCTGATGGTGATGGTAACTATGGCCAGAAGCAGCCAGTTATCAATGAGAAACTGCTAGGGGAGTGGGAGAAGAACCGAGTCAGAGGTTTCAACAAGACCATGAAGGAGGCCTTGAAGAAGCAATATGACACGCGACGGAAGTACGCAAGGACTGATTTGCAGACCAATGATGCCATGTCCGCCTATCGTAGTAGATTGCTTCCAGACGGCACTCCTTCCTTCTCGAACATATACCACGAATTCAACGCAGGTGGGGGACAAGGTCTTGGGCCAATTGATGTGATAAACTTCTGGCACGAGTTTCTAGATGGTCTCATGACAGATATGGGTGTAGTAGACCCTGCGGATAGAAAGAAACCAAAGGATAAAGATGATGCTGACTACGACCCCTATGCGGATATCTCCTCTACGAAGACGCGTGAGCAGATAGACCAGATGACCATACCCCTACCCATAGTGGCAGACATCGAATGGGGTAGTGCGGACCCGGCTGGGCAGCCAGGGCCTTCTCGTACCCAGACGTTCGACTCTAGGCCTTGGTTCGGCTCGGATTTGCCTAAAGGGAGAGGTCTCGTCTACGAAGATGGTGATAGTAGTGGGACCGTGTGGACCACTGGTAATTCGATGTTCGACTTCTCTCACTCTCCTAGCCTAGCCACCTCTGCGAAGGAGTACATGGACTGGAAGGAATCACGTGGTGGTGAGTCTTCACGCCAGGGCAAAAGAATCACCCGAGACAGGCTCGGTGATAACGCCCATGAAAATACCTCCGAACATAGACGTTTGAAAATGGGTGAATCTGCTATGAAGCACGGGAATGCATACAGTCACAAGAGTAAGAACGACGTGGGTGACATCGTCAGTGACTTCAGCCTGCTGGACCTCCTACTGGGAGTGGGAGGTAGTCATGGGGAGGACCACGACTTCTTTGACATCGCTCGGACGAAGGGAATCGATGGGCCTGGTGGTCTGCTCAACCACCTTATCATGGAGGCGAACAAAGCCCCCATGTTGGGGACACTCAGACAGCCTGGTGAGGACCCAGACATGGGGAAGATACCAACGCACGTCAAAACGGACAATGCAGGAATTACTAACTATGTCTACGATGATAGTGTATCTCCATTCTCTTCTCTCCTAGATAAGAAAGGCGAACGTGTGGGCTTGGGACCCTTGGACAGAGCAATGGAGTTCTACAACGTCTATGTCGAGAACCCACAGGGGACCAAGGATAGCAAGACGGGGAGGACCGTCTTCCACGGTTTAGAGCCTAACGGCCCCAATCATGGGAATAGGGAATCAGTCTATACTCGTCTAAATAAACTCATTACTGACCCTAGTGCTATTTTTGAGTTCGCACCTGAGGACTTACTAATAGAGCCCCACCATGAGAGGTTCAAAGTCATCCCTGAGATGGGAGGGTTGAGAGACATCAGGAGGCAGTTGGATGAGGGTTGGATGGAAGGACAATACAAAATCCCATCTCCCTTCAAGGGGGTTCCCGGTGCAGCGAAAAAGTTCCACGAGGATAATTTCAACTCTGTAGTGACGGACCCAGATGAGAGAAAGGATTTGCTTAATGGTGTTGGGGGTGGGGATGAGGATGATATCGCTGATTTCGCTCGTGACAACATGAGGAACCTGTTTCGCCTACCCTTACTGGACCCAGAAGGGAGAGCGTTCGCTAGTTGGTTACCTACGATACTCAGAGGTCTCTCCAACACAGATGCTAGTGAGGATGGGAAAGACTCACGGGCCTTCCATGACAACTTCGGAAAATTCGTCATTCGTAGTCCCCACTTCACGAAGCACGTCATCAAACCTCGTAACAGTGTGGATACCGGAGTGGATGTCGACATGGGAGGTTCAGGTAACCAGCGATTGGTAGGCAGGGCTGCAATATCACAGGAGCAGGAGGGTGTCAGTAACGACACGGAAGGTAATATGGAAGGTGGCGTTATCCTGGCCCATCATCCTGCTGTGCTCATGATGGATTACATCTCTAAACTACATGATTATCGTGATGCGGATACAACACCGGACATGGCCAAGCAAGTCATACAAGACGTTATTGACTTGCAGACGCAGACACTCCTACAATATGCATATAGTGACGACTCACAACTCATGCATGAGTCTGATACTTTCGCGGGTAGTTTCGAGGCTCCTGATAGGTTAGGTACGACATCCAGTCAATTGAGGCATTTCCTTGATGGGTTCACAATGGTGGGCACTATCGCGCAGGCATTGAAGAAGAACATCTTGGCTGAGCAGCCAGAACTCGCTGATAAGTTCGGTTTGGATGCCGAGGGCTACGCCAATCACATGGCTTTGTTCCCAGTGGCAGAGAAACTTCTACATAGCCCTGACCAGTCTTGGAGAGAGCCATTAGCCAAGAAGTTGGAAGCGATGGGGGATGAGCGTCTTGCCCCTAACATCAGGAATCCACGCACCTTAGAGCACTGGTCCACACCAACCTATAATGAGGAGGCAGCAGACGAGGAGCATCACGCTCGTATCAAAAGCCCCTTCGGTGAAGGCAAGGAGGGAGTGCAGAGGACTCGTGGTCTGAACATAATGGAGAACTATCTCAACAATCTCCCAGATGACCATGGTTATGGAGACGATAAGATAGATGCTGCTAAGCGAGGTCTCGAGAAACTGAAGAGTATGAGCAAGAGTGATTTCCTCGCTGATGTGGAAGGTTACGTTGGTAAGAATGGAAAGGTTGTGCGAAACGAATCAGGGAATGTGACGGGTCTCTCACACGGTACAGGGCAAGTAGGTAGAGACAGGATAGACTACGCTGCGCTGATGGAGGTGATGAGCCAATTAGAAGAGGACTCTGACCGCACTGGTGCCGTAGTACATTCTAGAGATGGGGAATTACTCTCGGTGCCACAAGGGAAGCAAACAACTGCAGCAGCGAATTGGGGGAGATATAGCGGTCTTGGTAGACTGGCGTATGACTTGTACGAATACACCCCAGATAAAGAGAAAGGCTCGTCTCGTAGTATCAGTGATAGGGATAGTATCGGGTCTCTGGAGTTGGGCAATGACTTCCAGCCACCTTCCTTATTCACATCTACTGGTCATCAGAGTGTCGGGGGTACACTCACCACACCTACCATAGACTTCGACCACTCATCGAAGATACCGAAAGTGACGACTGCGAGGCGGGAGAGGCCTTTGTTGCATCTACCTCCGAATGCCATAAAGCACGCCTTCAGCGATTCCAGCCTCGATTACACCAAGGATGTCCTATACCCCGAGGCATGGAACATGACCTCGCCATTCTGGAGGGGAAATGGGGACCAGAGGACAGCGGCGGCCACTGCGACGAGTGGTTTGAGCCCACAAGATGGTTTGGCAGATAGCCCCTATGAACCACTAATGCGTGGCCTCGACGTCCTTACCGACGAGGACCTCATCACCAAGGCTGATGATGGTAAGCCAATACCAGTCAAGCCTATGCATCGGATATTTGATTTGGATGATTTGGAATCACTTCAAGGCTTCTCAGGTGATTGGATTTCCACGTCATGGCCTAAGGGGCAGCGCTTGATGGTCCAGAAGAAGAAGAAGACAGTCCGTGCTTGGGACTCTCAGGGGAATACTGTCACATTGCCAAACATAGTAAAGAAGGGGCTCAAAGCAGCATATGACAAGAATTATCTCCTTGATACAATATGGGATATGGATACTCTGCATATCATAGACATCATAGAGAGTGGTGATGAGAAGATGCACGACGAGGAAGCCAAGGATAGGGTGAGACTCCTACGCGCTAAGTTCGAGGCTACTGAAGAGGTATTCATACCCGCACCTATCAACACGAAGCGTAGTGACACTGAGGGTTTAGAACAATGTGTGAAGGACTTGCTCAAGGAGAAGGGAGTTCAGAGAGTACTCCTCAGAGATGCAGAATCTACTTACATGAGGGGTGAGGCTCGTCATCCACGCTGGGTTCTCCTCAGCCCGAAGAAGGAAATAGACGTTCTAGTTATTGCCTCCAAAGGAGACCGTCATTGTATAGGTGTGGGTCCTTTCGCTGAGGGTATTGCGAAGAAGATGGGCAATCGCAAGCAAGAGTATGAAGGGGAGTGGTATATGGATGTGGGTTCACTCACCGAAGCGAAGGTCGAGGAAGGCCAGCACATCACCATTTCATTCTCGAGTGTTACTATGCAGAAGAGAAACCAGATGCCGATTTACAAGGTGAACGCGCCTCGGTATGTCGGTATGAGTGAAGCCAGTGCCACGGACAGCGTAGCCACTTTGAAGATTCTCTCGGGTTTCAAGGAAGAAAATATACCACATACTGTGAATGTCCAGAAAGGTTCTATCTATCTCACTTTCCCTACTGGTCAGGTGATATACTCGACGGAATCACAAGGGAGTGCTTACCTGCTCAAGGGAGTAGACGCTCCTGATGACTATACATTGGAAGTGGCTCAGAGCCAGCAAGAATATTGGGCTCCAGTGGCAACTCTACTACTGCGTGCTGAGAAGGAAGAGGTCGTCCCTGAGCCCCCTGCTAATCATGACAAGAAGCCGAAGAAGGTAATACCAGAAAAGAACCGCATACCAAAGGACCCTAGTGAAGTCAAGGAAGATGTATCCAAATCCCTTCAACTAGCATATGACTTGTTAGATAGAATAATCAAAGAGAAAATCACATGGACTGGCCCGAAGGCTCTGGGGATTGATTATGCCACTCCAGTGAATTCACCTTCTGGGCCTACTGAAAACACAGAGGGATATAATCTACCAGACCATGACCCTGGCCACAGGCAAGAGAAAGGAGGGGACTGTTGGTGTGGGGCGATGAAAGGGCAGACATGTGAGCAGGGGTCTGGGCAGAAAATGGAACACTGCCCTGATGCGAAGCCCCCTCAAGATGAGTCGAAGGAACCAAAACACCTCCAAATTTCTCACCATTCTCAAAATGATTCTTCCGCCTGAATTAAATAGTATAAGAAAACCTAACGACGTTCATGCTCATGCTAGAGTCTCCTGTGGAGAACCCCATTCTCATCAAGGCGAGAGCCAGTGACTTGGTCGTTGCAGGCTATGCCTCAGTGGAGATGGTTGACAAGCAAGGGGACTTGATTACCAAGAACGCTCTCAAAGATGCATTCGACAAATTCATGAAAGCACCGGGGTTCAGAAATGTACAACTGGCGCACTCTAACATACAGGTAGGTGAAGTAGTCCCCGCATACACAGACACTGGTGGTAGAATGTGGAAGTCAGAGGTGGATGAGACTGGTATGTTCGTAGTCATCAAACTACGTGATGACATAGAGAAGGCCCGAGAAGTGGCCGCAGAAATTCGCAAGGGGAACCTGAAGTCGTTCTCCATCGGTGGACAGGCTTTCGAGCGTGTCAATAAGAGCGATGGCACCAGAGGTGACTATCGTGAGATAAGCCGCATGGAGTTGCACGAAGTGACCATTTGCGAGAAGGGCATCAATCCCGAGGCCCAATTTAGAATCCTAAAGGAGGATAAAACAACAGGTGATACAATGACAGAAACCGAAAATGAAACAATGGATGAATTGCATTCTGTGCTGGACCGCTTGTCTAAGCGTCTGGATGATGCCGATGCAGCAGAGGCTACCGTTAAGGCAGCCGCTGATGCAGAGAAATCTGAAGACAAAGAGGCAAAGGAAAAGGCAGAGGATGCTGAAAAGAATGAAGACAAAGAGGCGAAAGAGAAGTCTGAGAAGATGGACAAGTCTGACCTCGATGACGTGATTTCAACGGACTACCTGCAGTGGCTAGAAACCACTGTGAAGTCTGCTGGATACGACCCGACTGCGGCTAGGTCTGCTATCGACAACCACGAGGGTGTCGAGAAGGCTTACCTACAAGAGGGGAAGCACGGCTTTGACCACAGAGGTCAGGGTAGCATCGAGGGTGCTGGTGAGGATGATTCCAGCAAGAGGCCAAAGATGAACTTCGGACCCGGTGCTACTGGGAACAAGGTCGTCATCAAGGCTGATGACTACATCTCTCCCGAGAACGTGACCACGACTCAACTCGAGGAAGCGTATCAGGTCTACAAGGCTGCAGCAATGGAGCAGCAGTTCAAGACCGACCTCGGTAACGAGTTCTCCATGAGGTTCCAGAAGGAACTCTCAGATGTAGAGCACGCAGCAGCAAAGGCAGATTTCGATGCTAGAGGACCTCTCGCTGACCTGCAGAAGGCAGTTCTATCCCTTGCGGACAGAATTGAGAACATACCTGCATCTAGCGGAGAAACTATTACCAAGAGCGCGTCCGTCAGCATGATGAGCGTACCTGAGACCCGAGAACTGGCAGAGATGTCATGGGACGATGTGCACCGAATGGCTGGCAAGGCACTTGGGGGTGAGAACTGATGGCACGTGATTACGTAAGGACAATCCAAGACATGGAGCGCTACTACTACGGTGGCTCTGCAACTACTGGATACACGTACAGCAGCGGAGACATCCTGAAGGCCGACGCACCAATGCTATCCACGACTGCTGGTACCTACCAAGCAATCTACGGACGCAAGGTGTGGTCGCAACTGAACCAAGAGTTCAATGCGTTTAGCCTTCTACCAAAGAAGCCTTGGGAGCGAAGTGGGTGGAGAATCATCACCGACAAGCCTTCGTTCAATGTCGGTGGTGGTCTGGCTGAAAACGCTACACTACCAGACACAACCAAGCCTTCCTTCCTACACGTGGCTTCCAAGCCCAAGACCATCGGACACGCCTTCGACCTGAGCGAAGTGTCCATGTTCCTTTCCGATAAGGATGACGGTCTAGGCGACGTGCGCCAAGTGCTCAAGGAAGAGATGGGGAAGCACCACGCTGACCACATCAACCAGATGCTACTAGAGGATGTAACCAACCCAGCAGGCAACAACCTAGAGTCTCTAGACAGGCTAACGACTGATGCATCAAAAATGCAAACCAGCGCTCACGTCGATGATACTACTGACCACGACCTGTACTCCATTAGCAGGACTGGAAATGACGAGTGGCATAACGCCGAGGCTGATGTTGACGCATCAGGTAACAGGA